AAACATGTTGAGTATTTCTTGTAGTGTATGCAATCACCCTCTATCCTGAGGTCCTTAGAATATTCCAATATCTTTCTCCGTGAAACTCTATCTTTATCAGGAAGTCCCAAGTACAGATCTGTTTTCACATAAAATATGTTTGCATCATATGGAGTGTTCCCATTTTTATATCTGACGGAAGATGAAGACTCCTGATAATAGGTGTCCTCCCTAGAAAAGCAGGATGTAAGTGCTTTCAGCAGAGATGGTCCAGGATATCTGAGTGTCATAAATTCTGTGTCTGGTAGAGACATCACAAGTTCACGTATAAGCCGTTTGGATTTCTTGTCACGGACACATATGTTAGTTATGTTGCTACGTGTGAACTTCGGTATTTCTGACCTTATCCTGTACTCAGCTACTTCTTTGTCGGTTAAATTAGTTGTTATTTTCTCTGGGTTTTTATATATGTCATTCATGATATTATAACATGTGCGAAATTCATTTCCATAATTCTTTACCATATTTGACATGGATGATGATGCCACAGTCATTATAGGATCTATTGTTGGGAGACCACCAAGTTCTAATGGCTTTTCAAATATTTTGTGTCCAACATCCATGTAGTGTCCATACAACCCAAAATGATTCAAATGGTTGAAGGACAAAAGCAACATGACCCAATACGATCCCATAATGCTAGACTCTTTCCGGACATATTCAGCAGTGAGATTTATTATATTATTTGCAGACAAATACATATCTGGTTCATAATAATAATTCATGAATGATATCCTGGATTTTATGGATGGTTCAATCCTACCATCTGATGTATGGTCTATACTGTTTAGTTCAGCTACAAATGGAGTTTGTACAGAGTCCGACACATTCCTCTTATATGAATAGTTATTGCTTACAATAGTGTGTATTGACAAAGATTTCTTTAATATGTCTGTCCTCTCATCTGGGGTGCAAACATATGACATAAATCTAGTGGAATCATCTGAGGTGACATGTGTGACAGATCGAAATTTATATTTCTCCAAGGCCAATGCATTCATTAGATTACTAAGTCGTGCACAGTCACTAGCCCCACATGATGACG